GGGCGAAAGCCCGCCATTCTAGGAAATCCGTCCTGGAGGACGTCTTTCTTTCGAATGTGTGGATCAAAATTCCATGCATCTGAGAGGAGAGGTCTCCTAAGCGTCCATTTGGACGAGCGTAGACTAAGAACGAGAGAATGATTCTCCCCATTCGCTTGGGGGACCAGCAAGCGTGTGCTCACACCTCACGCCCTGGGAGGAAGGTATCGTTTAACCTTGCGCTCGACAGGTCTTGTGGAGGTCGCTATCTTTAGGGAGATAGGTTGTATTGCACGTGCCGTGTGTACAGCCGAAATGGGGGAATAGAGTCATGGGAGAACGGACCGTTGTACCGTCCAAAAGATTGTACATGGCAACCGTTTAGAGTGAAACTCGACCCAAGGAGGTCTCGATTCTCTAAGAAGGAGGGGTGGCCGAATAAGCCAACATATGCCACTGGCACGCTGCTGGTGACGACCTAGGGTGATCCAGAGGCGGTTTAAAGACTGATTAGTCTGGCCGGCCTGGGGCCCTTTCCCTTAGAGGATCAGGGATCTCTGCGATTTGACGCCCTCGGGGTCAAACTAGAGATTAGTGGATTAGCCACAATAAGCCTGATTGGTACTCTACCAAAGTCTTCCAAGACTGGCTGCGGCCCTCGCAAGAGGAAACCGAAGTCCTTTAGAGACATATTAGCAATAAAACAGTGACAATAAACACAAACATCAAGCGAACGCTTGGTCGTGCGTATTCTCGACTGCTAAGCTCTTATGCATCTTTAGGTGCCATGCTCAAAGTAAAACTTGGGCGACCAGCAGTGTCACACGTCTTAGGATGTGTGGCATTGTTGGGACGGAGAGTCAACCTTTCAGTAGTTAAAGTGGTAATCACTACATTGTCCACCTATCACAAGCTGTATAAACACGGGGGAATCAAGTTTTTGGTAATTTACCTAAAAGCTTGCTCCTCGATGTTACAACAGGTTATAGGTGGTCAACGCCTACACGACCTAACACCCTTTGGGGCCAGGGTCGGTCGAACGCATTCTGGACTTCCTTCCATAATTCCAGCCCTTCATCGGGCGAGAGTTAGATCGGGAGAGACTTGGGCAATACGATTCTGGGCAACTCTATTCGGCTTATACCGAGTCTTAGAGTTTCCTGGAAAAGTAAAGCTTTCGTCTATTACCAATCCTTCTCTTATGGACCTCTCTTTGTTGTACGAATTTAGTCAATTCGTAACTAACCATTTCGTCAAGGCTCTGAAATCAAACTTTCACGTTGAACGTTCGATAACAGATGCCCTCTGGTCGGAAGAGGGTGAGGGTCCTCTGGAGTTTATGAAAGGACTCCGGGCTAAACCATTCCTGATCTCGAAGTCTGGACCTTCGCTTCAACCTGAGAATATTCCGACTAATGGTCAGAGTACTTCTCCGGCCTCGATTCTCGCTTCAGCATTCACGTGGTTACACAGTCCTCTCTTCCCAGTTCTAACGAATTGGTGCAAGATGACTGGTAACATATGGGTGTTGAATCGGATAGAGGCCTGGGCCAGTTCGTTGTGGGTATGGGAGGATTCTCTTCCCTTATCCCCGGGTGGACATTCGTGTCCATTCACAGCAACGAATTGGCTAGGAAAGCTTGGGTTCAAACCAGAGCCTGCAGGTAAGGTCCGGGTGTTTGCAATGGTGGATCCCTGGACACAGTGGTTGATGGATGCTCTTCACAGAGCAATCTTTAAACTACTCGAACAGATCCCACAGGACGGAACTTTCGATCAAATGCGGCCGTTAGGAATACTTATGGAGTATCAGGAGTCTCACCGTCGAACCGATGGTAAGAAACCTGAGCTCTATTCGTTTGACCTCTCGTCTGCTACTGATCGAATACCGTTAGTACTTCAGAAAGTACTATTATCTCCCTTCCTAACAAGTTGGGGAGCTGAACTGTGGGCGTGCCTAATGGTTGGTCGCGAGTATAGTTGTCCTAAGACAATTTCATTCGGAAAAGGGCAGCCTAAACAGCTGCTCTCTTCGACTGGTTTTGTGAAATACCAGACCGGTCAACCAATGGGCGCTCTGTCGTCTTGGGCTATGCTAGCCTTAGTTCACCATGCGATTGTTCAGTGGGCCGCCGTAAGGGCGGGCGTGATTATCACGACTGGACAATGGTACGCAGGCTACGCCGTCTTGGGAGACGATGTAGTCATAGCCGGTCGAACCGTAGCTCTTGAGTACTCTAAGCTGATGAAAGCTTTAGATGTAGGAATAGGAGACCATAAGTCTCTAATTTCCCGTACTGGTAAGGCATTGGAATTTGCGAAGCGTACATTCCTTGACGGAGTGGACGTTTCTATGGTTCCTTTCGCTGAGTTTGTGATGGGCCGGCAATCGCTTGCTGGCCTACTCGAGCTCGTGCGAAAATACTCATTAACCCTTGGACAGATGTTATCTGTACTGGGTTATGGGTATAAAGCTAAGGCCAATGCATCTAAACGACTTTTCGGAATGCCTAAGAGGCTTCGGAATTATTGTTTGACGTATTATGGTCCCTGTGGCCCGGCCTATGAAGGACTTAAGTCTTGGCTACCGAGAAAATCGATAACCTCGATATATGGAACTTCAGAAGATCGGGTTCCCGGTCTAGTTCGCCAGTTCTTCGAGCAAGAGGTTAAACTCATGCTTGAAGTCCTAGAGTCCTATCTTCCATTAATAACGGAAGCTAAGAGACTAGGAACGGTGTATAGAGATCGGGAACATTATGGTACTACCCCGAGGGGAGTCGACCGACAACCAACTCATGGAGGGATCGAGTCTACCACTCCGAAAGAAGTGATAGATTCCCTAAATGAGACGGTATATCGGAACGCCTTCTTGGATGTAGCCATAACCTATAGGGACCTACGTACCAAATTAGAAGAACTCTCTTTTCCAACCCTTGACTGGGAGGGAATAGAGAGCCTCTGGGGAACATTTCGAGAAATCGAAACTTCCCTAGGGGCGTTACCTCTGCCTCGAAATCTGCAAACTCGGGTATCTGACGTGAAACCTCAGATGCTCGAGTCGAAGGTCTTGAAGCGTTGGTATCGTCACTCTAAGTTGTTCAGAGCTACTGTTAACCCAGCTGAGCCTTCATCTTAGATAACATCAGTACAAGACTGTTGTCCTCTATATCTTGAGATCGGCCTTGAAGACCAAAATAAGAACAGGAATTGAAATAGATCACCTACTTCTTATGGTTGAAGTAAGATAACCAAATCGCTTCCTGAAAAGGAGGAAGAGACGCCGAATCGAAGTTCAGCAAGAGCTCTCTATCTAGAGATCGGCCCAGAAGGTCAGGAGTCATTACCCTGACTGATGTAGGATAACCAAATCGTCCGAAAGGAAAGAGACGCCGAATCGAGTAATATCGAATAGCTCTCTTGCTGTCCTATCGAATATAGACGGTCCTATCTTGAGCTCGGCTCTGAAGCCTTACTAGAAATAGGAATTTAAATGGATCACCTATCTACTAAGAGTGATGTAGAATAACCAACTCGCTAGGCGAAAGCCTAGAAGAGACGCCGAATCGGTAAACCTACCGAATAGGACTCATCTAAGATAACGGGAGGGTTGGTGGTTACTACGGGAAACTTTAGTAGTCATCAGTTGGGTAGGTCGGGTCAGAGATGACCTTAGCTTTTTGGAAACAAGAAGGATGGTGACCTATCCAGCGTGCGCCGAGAGACGCTACCCTGTCTAACTCAGTGGTTTCTCCGTCAAATGCTAAACCAGAAGGAAATGTCTGGCAATTAGCAGATAACATTATTGAAACGCATCTGAGCGTAGCAGGGGCCGGAAGTACATTTGCATGTGCAAGCATGCAAGTGGGGGGCCGGTCCCTGGGGTCCGAAGCGAGAG